GACCATAAGATCGTCGTCTTCACCAAATGAATTTCCAGACAGCAACCAAAGCAGAACTCATGGCAGCAGGGTTCACACTCAAGAGCATTCGCCCCCGTCGCCCCCGTAAGGGTGAACTGATCTGCCAACGTGTAGGGTTTAAGACTAAGCGTGGCAGTCAGCAATGGAAGGACAGAGCACACATCGACTCGCCCTCTGCTTACGCAGTGGTGATGGGTAACGGGTGACAGTATACCACAGGGGACAGGGGTTCGCCCCCTTCCCCGATGCCCCCCAAGCGCCGAGCGATCCCAAAAAAGTACCTTCTTTCTAACCTACAAACGTTTCCAGACGCTCGATAAATATTACAGAGGATTTTGAATATTCTGGGTCCCTCTATATAAAAAAATTTCCCAGGTACAAAACCGCCCACAAAGTCGAGTCATGAAACACAAAGTAACTTACAGGACGCCTAACGGCGTATTACAGGAAACAATGTTTGATCAATTTGATGAATTTTGTGATAGCATGGATGATATTGCTAATCAGTATTACCAGGGATTGAAAGAACCTGGAGATGTCAATGTAGAGAGTGTTTTAGACAATGGAGAACTCCGAGGAGAAAAAGTTTCATTCGATGGAAGATCTGAATTCCTATCTGAGCAAAATGAAGCTGATGTATAAACCTCCTGGAGGGGAATACATGGTACTTACAGATTATCTGAACACCGTAGAGGAAAGACTAAGGAGGTTAGAGGATGGCACTACTGGTAACACCAGCGACAACTGATACACCGAGTACAGATGGTAACTGTGTGTATCTTGCTACTCCTTTAGGGGGTACTCCTAACATTGCAGCGAATGTGTTGTTAAAGAAGCAACCTATTGAGTTTTATGATGTCACGTCAGTTCTCACACCTGCCACTTCACAGAAGGTGAATCCTCTTATTCCTGCTCCATGTGTGCCAGGTAACAGAGTAATTCAAGCACAAGAGAATACTACAGTGTTTATCAATAAGAAGTTACCAGCAGTCACAGGAGACAGCACATTATTGTTCAACGGTAATGTGAGATCACTCGTAGCACCATTCGGAGATCCTACACTGGTCATTGGGTCAAAGCTGTGATATAATACTGAGGTCACTCAAGGATTATTATGGCAAGAGCAAAAGTCGGTCTGTCTGGACAGCAAATGATCGAGTCTACTCCCAAGAAAACCCGACAGGGGCAGGGGAAGCATACGAAGTTTGCTGCTTCTAGCAGGAATAATAAAAAGAAGATGTATCGTGGACAAGGTAAGTGAAGTAAAAGAATGGATTAAAGAGCTCTCTGTGAAGCGTGGGGAACTTGGCGGTCATGCCATATGTCCTTACGCTTTTTCGGCGTCTGTACATGTAGAGGAACGTGCTCTGAGCGAGGTGACTCTGATAGAGGGTGCCGATGTAACCATTTACATCGTAGGGGACTGTACAATCGCTTCTATGATGAGTAGAGTAGGTGAATTAAACATGACGTATCCCGATCATATATTTTTAGATGATCATAAGGATGAACCTACCTACATTAAGGGTGTACAAAGTAACTTTGGTAAACATAATCTTATTCTGTGCCAGAAGAAAGATAAATTACTAGAGGCGAGAGAATTATTACATAAAACCGACTATTATAGTCATTGGCACGAACAAATGTACAAGAGGATCATCCATGGCAAATTCACCAGTAGACAAGAGCAAACAATTCGTCGAGTCTGGAATGACACTCATCACAGATCAAGCGAGTGATTATTGGTTAATGAAGTCCGCAAGGGCAAAAAAAGCAAATAAAGCGATCTTTGATAACCAAGCAGAATGGGCGGATGGTTTTGTAGGAAAGTAAGATAAATAGTCAATAAAGCTATCTTTATGCCCGAGTTCCAAAAATACAAGGACTTTAATATTGGGTTGAAGCCACATCCTGTGACTGCTGACCTAATGGTGGTAAAAGATAGTGCGGATATTAAACAGTCGATCAAGAACCTTCTATTAACTAGAAAGGGCGAGCGACTGTTTAATAGTAATATTGGTACGTCACTATCCGACTTACTATTTGAACCTGTTGATTATGGCACGGCAGACACTATTCGTGATGAGATTAAGTATGTAATACGTAATTACGAAAGAAGAATTCAAATTCTTGAATTAAGCGTAAGCATTAACTTTGAAGAGAATGGTTATGAGATTAGTTTGATCTATGAAGTTATTGGTCGTAGTGAATTACCTGTAAACTTAGACTTCTTCCTAGAGAGCACTAGATAACCATGGCGTCATACGTACAAGTCTCTAATTTAGACTTTCAACAAATCAAAGCGTCTCTCAAAGAATATTTGAGGTCGCAAACAGACTTCACGTCGTATGACTTTGAAGGATCGGCAATGAACGTCCTTTTGGATGTACTTGCTTATAATACTTACTATACAGCGTTCAACGCTAATATGGTAGTAAATGAGTTGTTCCTGGACTCTGCTACCATCCGTGACAACGTTGTAGCACTAGCGAAGCAGTTAGGATACAAACCTAAGTCTAGGACCGCCCCAGAGGCGAAGATCTCCTTTACGGTAACATATCCCCAAACTGCTCCTAAGACCTCCGTCCTGAAGAAGGGAACGGGGTTTACCACGTCGTTTGAAGACACCCTCTATTCGTATGTCGCTGTAGAAGACCAAACAGCACCTGTAGAGAATGGAACGGCGTATTTTGATCAAATTTCTGTGTATGAAGGAACTTTAATCACTAATAACTTCATTGTTAACGAAAACACCTCACAGAGATACATTCTACAGAATCCTAATGTAGATATTGATTCTATTAGAGTTAAAGTTTATAATAGTCAACAAGCAACTGCTTTCTCGTTGTACGAGTATTCTGATAACATTCTAAACGTAAATCCAGATTCTAAAGTTTTCTTCTTAGAGGAGATTGAGGATGAGCGTTATGAAATGTTCTTCGGTGATGATGTAATTGGTAGAAAGTTAAAGAATAATGAGTTGATTGAGATTTCATACCTATCAACTAATGGTCCTGACACTAACGGAGCAAAATCGTTTACTTTTGCTGGTGTCCTCCTAGACATCTATGGTGGTGGTGGATATACCAACACAACTCAGATCAACAATATACAAGCATCATTTGGTGGATCTGATATTGAGGGAATCTCAAAAATCAAGTTTAATGCTCCAAAATACTTTGCTACACAAGATAGAGCGGTTACTGCCCAAGATTATGCTGCTATCATAAGAAATCTTTATCCTGCTGTATCTGACATTATTACTTACGGTGGAGAAGAAGATCGACCACCTGAGTATGGTAAGGTTAAGATTGTAATTAAACCAGAGCAAGCAGCAACTCTTTCTACCACCACTAAGAGAGATCTTGAGTCTAAACTGAAAAAGTACATGGTTGCTTCAGTTACTCCAGAAATTATTGACCCATCTATTCTATATGTCGAAGTAACTAGTAATATTTTCTACAACAACACTAAGACCACACAAAGACCAGAACAAATCGTTTCTAAGGTTGTTTCTGGATTGAGTGAATACTTACAGCAATCCGACACGGAAAAGTTCAACGGTAAGTTTAGATTTAGTAAGTTTGTGTCTACCATTGACAATTCTGACGCTAGTATCAATTCAAACTCAACTAATCTCACTTTGAGAAAAGATTTCTATCCACAGATCAATTCTACTTCATATTATGAGATCTGTTATCAAAATACTTTTGATAAAGATTGTAACGGTTCTACTGTACAATCCACAGGGTTCAAAGTCTCCGAGTTCCCTGCCTACACCGTGTATTTTGAAGATAGGGATGGCGTAATCGTCCTATATAGATTAGACAATTTAACTGGTGAAAAGATTACACTCAATGACTCGTTAGGGACTGTAGATTATGAAGAAGGCGAGATTAAACTTTACAATTTAACGATTGTAGAGGGCACCCTAAGCGACAATCGAGTGTCCATTAGAGTTCAACCAAAGAACTTTGATGTTGTTGCCTTAAGAGAGGTATATCTTGATGTTGATTTGACTACCAGCAAATTTACGGCTTACCCAGAGTAATTAGATGGCTCCTAAGACGAGAAAATTATCATCCCTGATCGAGTCTCAACTCCCAGGGTTTATTATTAACGAATACGACAATTTCTCTAAGTTCATAGAAAAATACTATGAGCAACAGGAGTCTGTTGGTCAGCCTGTAGATATTATCACTAATCTTGGTAAGTATAGAGATATTGATACTTACGAAAAGAATCTCTTACAACAGTCTACGTCCCTTGTAGCGAACATTGCTGCTGATGCAGATACTCTTGAGTTAACCAATGCCAATTCTTTCCCTGAAGAGAATGGTTATATCAAAATTGGCGAAGAAATCCTATTCTACCAGTCTAGAGAAGGTAATGTACTGAGTGGAGTCTCTAGAGGTGTTAGTGGTAATACTACCCTTGGAGATCTATACAATGAGTCTAGATTTGTAACTACGTCTGCTGCTCCACATTATATTGGAGATGTAGTACACAACATCAGTAATTTATTTTTATATGCTCTTGTAAAAGAGTTTGAGAAAACTTACCTTGCTTCTTTTCCAGAGGCATATTTAAAAGAAGAAGTTGATAAGCGTCTTTTAATTAAGAACATTACTAAGTTCTATAAAGCGAAAGGCACTAATAGATCAGTAAAGTTTATATTCAATGCTATTGTTAGCAAAGACTCTACTGATGTACCAGAGGTAATGAGTCCAAAGGACTATACCTTAAAATCTTCGGTATCTGGATGGGTCAAAGATACATTTCTCAAAGTTAGGATTACTAGTGGCGACCCCAAGAAACTTATTGGGAAAGTAATCACTCAAAACAGAGATCCTTTCAACACAAGTCTCCAGTTTGCTTCTGCTGTAGTAGATAACGTTGTTTTTGAAGGCAGTGATGGTTTTGACGATCTTTATAGGTTAATTGTAGAACCTGCTAGTATCAACGGAGAATTTGGTGTTGCTGGTAGATCTACCACCACATCTGTAGTAGATTCTTCTTTAACCAAGGGAGATCGTATCTCAGTTAAGTCTACCATGGGATTTCCCAGAAGTGGTAAACTTCTCATTGGTGATGAAGTAATCTTATATTCTGATAAAACAGTAAACCAGTTTATTATTGAACAAAGATTCGGACCTATCCGTAATCATGCTTCTGATAAGAATGTATATTCATACATTGATATTTCATCGGAAGTCAACGTTAAGATGATTTCGTTGGGTATGGTCTATAATTTAAGACCTTCTTCTAATTATACACAACCATACTCCATCACTGGAGAAAGAGTTGAAGTTTCAGATGCTGGATTTGAAACTTTAGATCCTATTGTTTGGGATAATGTTTTAAAAAGAAATAGATGGTTTGTCAACACCAATACTAATCTTGCTGAAGTAAAAGGAACATCACAAAACTTTCTTAGTGATGTTGGAGCAGTATTTCAAGATGAGCAGTATTATTACATCGCTTCATCTTCTTTCCCAGTTCAAGATGTATTGTCTAATACTTCATACTCCGAGACTGTATCTGATCAAAAGAATTTAAAATTAATCAGAAAAACTCCATCAAATACCACTGAAGTTTATAAGACATCAGACAGAGATGTCGGTGTTTTCTTGGATGGTGTTCCTGCTTTAAGTTATAGAGATACTTCTTTTATCAAGAAGGGTCCAATCGAGACTGTCTCCATT